CACAGGTTTTTTACAAGTGGTTGAAATTATCCGGGGTTAGAATGGGAACACACACAGGAAGGCACAGAATGACCGTAGAAGACTTTTCAAAGTGGCTTGAAGGAAAAGACCTTAGCCCAGACCAACAGATTCTTGCCGGGCTTTGTATGGCGTTGGCGAAATCGTTTGACCAGAACCCACATACATCAACAGCAGCCGAACTTCGCAAGACGTTTCTAGAGTTGCAGCGTCAGATTGGTTCGAGCGTGGTCGAGGTTGATCCGTTAGAGAAGCTACTTACTCGCTAAATGTTGCAACTGCCAGCCACATACACCCAACCGCTATCAGACAATTTCGTCACTGACGGCGACCGGCTTATCGAGTTGGCAGAACTGGCGTGGAAATCGCCAGAGAACCCAGACGGGCTACAGCTAGACGAATGGCAACGCTGGCTAGTTCGGGCGGTTCTAGAAAGATACCCAGACGACTACGCTGATACGTTGCTACGTGGTCGTTTGAGGTATCGCCAAGTTGTTGTATCAGTTGGTCGCCAGAACGGTAAATCAGTTCTAGCCGCACTGTTTGGCTTGTATGGCGTGTTAATGCACGAACAAGGCGCAAACGTTGTGTCTTTAGCGTCAAGCATTGATCAGGCCAACATTGTCTACAACCGGGTACGTTATGTTATCCGCGCTAACCAGTGGCTTACCAAACGGTTCAAGAAAGCGTCAGAAACGCGCGGTATTTTATCAGCTGACGAAACCAGCCGATACATTGTCAAACCTGCTAAAGAAGGCGCACTACAAGGTCAACCAATCAGCCTATGCCTATTCGACGAACTACATTTAGCCAAAAAGGGTATGTGGACAGCGGCAGTATTGGGAACAACCAATTACGACGACGGCATCGTCATAGGCATTACAACGGCCGGTAATGAAGAATCAGAAACACTAATCAACCTTTATAAAGAAGGCAACAAAGCCGCAGCCGGTGAAAACGACCGGTTTGGTTTCTTTCTATGGACAGCACCAGAAAACGCACCCGTAGACGACCCGGCCGCAATCATGGCAGCCAATCCGTCAGTAGCATGTGGCCGAATCCCGTTAGATCGTGTACTTGCTGACATCAAAACTTTGCCCGAACACGAAGCACGACGCTACCGTCTAAACCAGTTCATTAGCGGCGCAGCAACCAGCTGGCTACCCGGCAACTTGTATAAACAAGCATCAGGCAACGGCATCACCGACCCGACCGGTGTTGTCTTCGCTATCGACATGGCCGACAACTGGGAACACGCCACCATAGCAGCCGCAAACGCCAACGGGGAAATACAAGAAACCGAACTGGTCAAAACATGGAACAACCCAACCGAACAACGCTTATTCGACGAATGTTTACGCTTATGGCGACAACACCAACCTAGAGCAATCGTTGTAGACAACCGGCAACTCTCCAACCTAAGCAAACGCCTTAAACAAGCTGGGCTGACCGTTTGGAGTTTGCACACTAACGAAATGACCGGTGCTTGTATGGCCGTTTACGCCATGTTTGCTGCCGGGCGTGTAAAACACAACAACGACCCGTTACTGAATGTTCAAATGGCTAACGGTGTAACCAAATACACAGGCGAAAACTGGTTGATTAGCCGCAAAGAATCCGTTGGCGACATCGACGCACTCATGGCAACCGTTATGGCTTTATACGTTTCCGAGCGCGCACAACACGCAGGTATTCAAGTATTTTAAATTTCTAATGCTACTATGCTTTACGTATGGCAAATTTTTGGCAGAGAATCACAGGCGCACAACCTGAACAGCGAGCAGCACAGCCGACCATTCCCACGCGTTCGGCTGCTGTTGTCACGCCCGACACTGCTCTAAGCCTGACCGCCGTTTATCGTGCCGTACAGGTTCTAGCAACCCCGATTAGCAAAATGCCAATCAATACTTACCGTTTTGCTACCGGCATCGAATTAAAAGTCGAAAACCCCGTACTTGTAAACCGGCCGTCACTAACCCAGACACGCCGCGACTTTATTTTCCAAACCGTTACATCTTTAGCTCTCGAAGGTAACGCGTTTTGGTTCAAAGGGTATGGGTCAAACGATCAGGTAAACGAACTAACACTTATACCTGCGAGCGCCGTTGGTGTTGCTTACAAAGACAGCGAAGACATCACTAAAGGCGTCGTTTACGACTATTTAGGTAAAAAATACACTTCACGCGAAGTCGAACACCTACGCTTATTCACCAAGCCAGGTGTTTTGCGTGGTATTAGCCCAATCCAAGCCTGTTACCCAGACGTTTCAAGCGCCTTAGATCTACGCGACTACGCAAAAAACTGGTTTACCTCGGCAGGTGTACCAACAGGTGTTCTAACCACTAACGCCATGCTCTCGGTTGCCGAAGCCGAAGCCATTACCGCTAACTGGCACAACAAACAGCAAAACCGTCAAGTCGCAGTGTTAGGCAACGGGTTCGACTACAAGCAAGTAGCACTTTCACCACGCGACGCATTATTTGTTGAAATTCAGGAACAGGCTACACAGGCAATCGCCAGAATGTTTGGTATCCCAGCACGTCTACTGCTAACCACTGTGCCCGGCAGCACCGACACTTACACGAACCTACAAGACGAAAACCAAGTCTTTTACCGTCATACTCTTATGGCTTACATCGATGCAATCACCGACGCACTAAGCAACTGTCTACCACGTGGCACACGCGTCGAGTTCGATTACATGCACCTATTTAGGGCAGACATGAAATCACGTTACGAAACCTACGCTATCGCCATTGATAAAGGCATTATGAGCGTTGAAGAAGTACGAGCCAGAGAGGGGCTAGTCGAGTAATGGAAATTGAAACACGCGAATTCGAGGTTCGCGCCGACATCGAAGAAAGAACCGTCACCGGTATTGCTGTCCCATACGGCCAAGACGCAAACATTGGCGGCGCATACGTTGAACGCTTTGTACGAGGCGCAATCGACAGCATCGACGACGTAAAACTTTTCTACGGCCACGAAGAACCTATTGGCAAAGTAGTAGAAGGCCGCGACACCGACAACGGTTTCGAGATCGTGGCAAAAGTTTCGCAAACCGCGAGAGGTGAGGAAGTTCTAACGCTTATGCGTGACGGAGTTCTAAACAAATTTTCGGTTGGCTTTATCCCGGTTGAATCCGAGAGAGACGGTCAAACGATTACGAGAACAAAAGTAGCCTTGAAAGAGGTTTCAGTTGTTCCGTTCCCAGCCTATTCGGGCGCAACCATAACCGAGGTACGTGAGGAACAGGAAACCCCTGAACCGAACGAGCCTCTAATCGAACAAGAAAGCGAAACAATGGAAAACATTGAACTCGACGTTCGTACCGCTCTAGACGAGGTTGCAGAACTGCGCCGCGTTGTTGAGGCTGGAATGACCGTCAATTCTGCACCTGCCGTAATTGGCGGAGAAATCCGCTCATACGGTGAATTTGCACAGCGCATGGTTAAGGGTGACAGCGCAGCTGTTGAACTTGCACGTGCCGCATCAACATCGGCAGACACTGTACTGCTACCTGGCTGGTTGGGTTACATCGACAACCTAATCGCTAACAACCGCCCAACCGTTTCACTATTTAGCCGCGGCGCACTACCAGCATCAGGCCTAACTGTTGAATACGCACAGGTATCAGCCAATACTCTCGCTGTTGCTGCACAGTCTGCCGAGAACGCTGCACTGTCGTTTGGAAACATTTCAATCGACACCACTTCAGCTTCTGTTGTGACTTACGGTGGTTACACTTCAATGTCTAAACAGACTGTTGAGCGTTCATCGGTTAACTACCTAGACACCGCTCTACGCGCACTCTCAATCCAGTACGCTAAGGCAACTAACGCAGCACTTGTTGCAGAGTTGGCAGCAATCGACTTCACTACGAAGACTTTCGACGCTGACGGTGGAACAGCTTCTTCATTGGCAGAAGGTATTGCTAACGCTTCGGCTTACATTTATGAAAACACTGGCCTACGCCCAGAGTTCATTCTGGCTGACCCAGACGCATACGTGACCATTGTCAAGACTGCTGCAACTGACGGCCGACTACTACTGTCGGCTAACGGCGACGGTTCTAACACTGTTGGCGGCGCTAACATTCCGGGACTATCAGCTTCAATCTTCGGCTTGCCGGTTGTTGTTGATCCTGCTCTAGCTTCGGGAACTGTTTACCTAGCTAACAGCGCAGCTGTCCAGACTCTAGAGTCTGCTGGCGCACCTATTCGCTTGTCTGACGGTGACATCACCACGCTAACCGACAGCATTTCTGTTTACGGTTACATGGCGATTATCAAGCCTTTCCTAGGCGCTCTAGTCAAACTAGACGTAACCGCTTAGTAGGTAATCATGTCAGCAGTGACGTTGGAAGAGTTTCAAGCGTATGTTGGTACGGAAGAAACAGGC